CTGCCGGGGAGGAAGGAAACTACCGGATGGAAAGAGTCCCCCTAAAGCAGACTGACAGACATCACAAATCCCCGGGTGGGGATTTGTGTATAAGAGACAGATCAGTTGCGGCGGAACGCGGTGCGCAGCCAGCACATCATCACGGGATGCCGCCTTAACATTCATGAACTCATCCTTTGCGGTGATCTGCTGGAACGGCAAAATTTGCACCCCCTCTTTGCCCCCGTTGGGCGCATGGATGAGCACGTTTTTAAACGCGCCACCACCACGCGCACCCTGTAACGTTTCTTTCAGGGAGTCCATGCTTTCGCGGTTTACCTGCGCTGCACCGATGTAGATGATGCACCCGGCGTGGGATCCATTGTCGTAATACAGTTTTCTGAACATGTCCGCCGAATGAGACAGGCTGGCCGAGAGTAATGCGCCAAGATATTCCGGCATGCCGTAAATTTCCTGGTTAATGTCCGGATTCATCAGGTGGCACACTTTGCCAGGGCGAAACTGAAACGCGTCCTTGCCATCCTGCACATACCACCATGATTCAAGATCGCTTCCGCGTCGCATGTATTTCGCCAGTGCGTGCCGTAATTTAAGTGGTTCGCCGAGCATATTGCTCCGAAGCTCAAGGAATGCGTTACCGAACACAAACCAGTCCAGCGCCAGCGCCGAGAAATCCTGCCGGGAAAGCAGCGGGTGCGGGATGTAGCAACCGAGCAATACATTGCGCTTAAAGTAAAGCGCAGACTGATGCCAGGACGTTTGCCGGGCAGCTCTTGCCAGACCGTACCAGTCCACCGGGGTTTCATACCACCGCCCGTTATCAGCACAGTACATATTGTCCAGCAAATCATGCCCGGTCAGGCGATAAGGACCATCAAAAGTGAATGCACTGAGCGACGATTCTTTCCTGAGCGCATCAGCGAGATCAATGCGTGAACTCATGCGCACTTTTTTATTTTTTCTGCTCATCAGAACTCCATAACCGTGAAACGCTCGTTTTCTCCTTCGCCGCCAATCGGTTCGTTAATGACAGCAAGCATGGTTGCCCACGCAAGGTCGCCGTGGCTGATCCCCCTCGCTCGGTCCGTTTCGTAAGTGATAAAGCCGCCCGGTGTTTTCACCTTACGCACGGCGTTAAAGGCCGCGACCAGCTCGCGTTCGGCGCGATCGTATTCCCACCGCCCGGCACGCATTATTTGCAGCATTTTCAGTACCAGCGACCGTTTTGATGACAGCGTGAAGGTGTACGGAATAGCAGCAGGGAAAAACCGTTTCACTATCTGATAAACAGCCTCCCCGTTCCCGCCCGTCACATCAATGCCGATGTGTTCCACGTTGTAGCGATACGTGAACTCTTCAATGACTCTGGCCTGTTCTTCAAACTCCAGCCCCTGAACGCGTCGCGTCTCCACCGTTCGAAAACGGCCACCAGGAACAGCCGGAGGAACCACCACGGACACAGCGCCGCTGTCGCCGTTGCCACTGCTGCCGTTTGCGTCATACCCAATCCATACCGGACGATTCCCCATCGGGCGGGGAGCAAAAGGTTTCCAGTCTTTCCAGTCGTCGTCCCCATCAACACCGCAGCCAATCAGGATATTCAGGTTAAATGCCGATTCCCCTTCGCGGACAAACTCACACATATAGAGATTGCGGAACTCGTCTTCGGTGTTTTCATCACGAATTTCGTCGATATCGGTGTGTTTCCAGCCGTGATTGACCACATCTTCCAGCGTGACAATTTGCCGCCACGTCCGGTCAGGGCAGATAAGCCCGTTATGCAGCGTTTTCCAGTCCACAGAAAAACGCTGGCGTTTATGCGTGGCCTTTTTCTCGTTCCAGCGGTCGCCGTTCCAGTAGGCGTATGCCTCGTGCGTTTCGGTGGATGGCGTGGAGAAGTAGGTGCGCCGCAGTCCGCTGAGGGTTGCCATAGCGCCAGCCACCTTGCGCAGTTCAGCAAAGCGACTGACCCAGAAAAATTCATCAAAATAAAAATTGCCTGTGTAGGACTGTGCCGTCGCAGCAGAAGTACCGAGAAAATGCAGCTCTGCGCCGTTGGAGAGGATGATTTTATCGCCCCCTTTCAGCTCCACATCAACTTCAGCCGCGGCCTTCTGAATAATGCTTTTAAACTGGAACGCCTGACGACGCGACGCAGATAAAAAAATCTGGTTACGCTGGTAAGGTTGCGCCACATCGTCACGCAGCGCCATCAGCAGTGCTTCCTGTGCAAAATACCAGGTCGCCCCAATCTGTCGGGATTTCAGGATCATCCTGTTACGTATCCCGGCTTCCCTGCAAAGGGTCAGGGAGTCAAACCAGCCCCGCTGATGCCACTCCAGCCTGCTGATGATTTTTTCCCGCAGTGCGGCAATCTGTTCCGGCGTGAAATGATTTTTGAGTTTTTTCGCCCGGCCTTTCTTTCCTGTGGCCGTCGCATCCGGCTGGCCATCATGCAGTTTTTTAAGCTGCCGGGTCAGCAGGTCTATTTCCTTGAAGTCACCGCCTGTTTTATTCTGTTTTTCAGTAAGCTGGATGAGGCGCGCATCGATGGACTGCGTGACACGCTGCACGGGTGGCGTTTCATCCCACTGGTCGCGTTTTTTCCACGCATAAATCGTGTTCGGGTTTATTCCCATCAGACGTGATATTTCTGCGGGTGGATAACCCTGCCAGTAAAGTTGCCGCGCACGCTGGCGCACAAAAGCGTCCTGAATCATTGCTCCCCCTGAGTAATTACAGGAAGATTACCCGCGCGCGAAACTGTTCTCCTTAACCCCCTGTTCTGGCCGTTTTCTTACAACAAAAGCCCTTTGTATCAGCCTGTTACGCTTTGCCATCATGACTGAAGAACCAGTCAGAGGGGCAAAAACTATGGCTAATGAAAAAAAGACATCCCGCAAAAAGTTTCGCGTGGCTGTCTCCGGATCAACTGTTGATGGCCGTGAAATCAGTCCGGTGCATCTGCGTGAAGCCGCCGAGAACTTCAACCCGGATGTTTACGCTGCCCGCGTGAACGTTGAGCACTATCTCTCGCCATGCCCGTCAAGCGAATTTTCCGCAATGGGCGATGTCACCGCACTGAGTACGAAAGACATTACGGAAGGTCCGCTGGCCGGACGTACTGCGCTGTATGCAGAAATCGAACCGACCGAGCGCATGAAGCAGCTTGTCGCGGACGGCAAGAAAATCTATTCCAGTATCGAACTGCACCCGCAGTTCTCCGTTAACGGGCGCGCCTATCTGGTCGGGCTGGCGATGACCGACACCCCGGCAAGCCTGGGCACTGAGCGCCTGAAATTCACGGCACAGCAACGTCAGGCGGTAATGACGTTCAACAGTGTCCAGGGTGAAGCGCCGCTTATCTCCGAAGCCATCGAGTCTGAAATCATCGAAATGGCAGAACAACGCCAGGAAGAAGGCACCCAGTGGTTTAACCGCGTAATGGGGATTATTGGCCGTGGCCGCAAAGCGGATGACGCCAGTTTTTCCCGTATTCAGGAAGCGGTGGAAGGCGTCGCAACGTCACAGGCCGACATTATCGACCGTTTTAATGTGCTGGAAACCCGCCATCAGCAGGACCGCCAGAAAATTACGTCACTGACCACAGAGCTGACAGCACTGAAGGAAAAACTGCGCACGCAGGACGGCGATCCGCAGAACCGGTTCACTGCAACGGGCACAGCCTCCGACCAGCTGGCTGACTTCTGATAAGACAAAGGAGCAAATTTTTATGAATCTGGTGATGTCAGATATTACCCGCAACAAGCTGGGTTGCTATATGGCGCAGCAGGCGTCGCTTAACAATATCCCGGTTTCTGCACTGGTATCGAGATTTACCGTAGAACCCTCGGTGCAGCAGCGTTTTGAAAACGCCTCAAAGGAAAGCACCGAATTTACAAAAAGAATTAACGTGATCGGCGTGACCGACCAGAAAGGCGAAAAAATCCTCCTGGATACCACAGGACCGATTGCGCGCACGAATACCAGTTATGACGGAACAAAACGCCGTAACCCGAATAACGTGGTTGATCTGAAAAACCGCAAATACCAGTGCGAACAGGTGAACTACGACACGTTTATTTCGTATCCGCAGCTTGATGCCTGGGCGGCACACCCTGATTTTCAGTCCCGCATCAGCGCACAGATTGCCCGACAGGTGGCGCTTGACCGCATCATGATCGGTTTCAACGGCACGTCTCACGCGGATGAGTCCAACTTCAGCACCAACAAGCTGCTTCAGGACGTTAACGTGGGGTGGCTGGAGCACATCAGAACCGACGCCAGCGAACGCGTTATGAATGACGTGACGCTGACCTCCCGTAACATGGACAACACCGTGGCGCACGCGGGTAAGTATGCGAACGCTGATGCACTGGTACAGGACGCGCGCTCATCCCTGCTGGATGAATGGCACAAGGAAGCTGACGACCTCGTGGTGATTATGGGGCGCAACCTGTTTAACTCGCTGCGTCTGCCCGTGCTGAACAGCATCAGCGGCCAGAATCCCAATGCGGAATTACTCGCCGGGCAGCTCATCCTGTCATCGCGCACCATTGGCGGGCTGGGCGTGTTCCTTGCGCCGTTCTTCCCGGATTCAACGATGCTGATCACCTCGTTCAACAACCTGTCGATTTACTGGCAGAAAGGTTCAATGCGTCGTCTGATGAAAGACGAACCGGAATACAACCGCATCGCCACCTACCAGTCCATCAATGACGCTTATGTCGTTGAAGACTATGGCAAGTGCGCGATGGTCACTGGCCTGAAGTTCGCCGACAGCTAATCAACTCATGGCGGGCATCATGCCCGCCTGTAACGGAGAGAAAAAATGATTACTCCTGCACAGCAACACTGGCAGAACGTGATGGCACAGCGCGCAGGCCGGGCGAATGAAGGCGCGGACCACGCCGCGCGTACCGCGCATGAAGAGGTGCTGTATCGTCTGCGTCTGGCACAGGCCCGGCTTAAGGGCGTACAGGCCAGAAGCGCGAAAGCCGCCATCAAAAAAGAGTTGTTGCCGGACTTTTCCGGCTGGATTGAGGGAACGCTGGAGGCTGACGGCGGGCAGCAGGACGAAGTGATTGCCACGCTGATGGTGTGGGCGATTGACTGCGGCGATCTTCCGCTGGCGCTGCGTATCGGGGCGTATGTGGTCCGTCATAACCTCATCATGCCGGATAACTTTGGCCGTACTGCTGCCACAGTGCTGACCGAAGAAATCTGCAACCCGGTACTGACGCGGGCCGGGACGGATGCCGACGCGGATTTGTCCGCCTTTATCGAACCACTGAATACCCTCCGGGAGATTGTCACAGACCAGGACATGCCGGACGAAGTGCGCGCCAAATTATGCAAGGCGTGCGCCTTTGCCCGCCGTGGCCTGAGTGATGCGGACAGCATGGCCCTGTCACTGAAGCTGCTGCGCGAAGCAATGCACCTGAACCCGAACGCAGGTGTGAAACGCGAGATTGCAACCCTTTCCCGCGCCCTGAAAAAAGCCGATTCCGCAGCCGCACCAGAAGACGCCAGCGCACAGCAGGCGCAGGACGAAAGCAGCAAAAGTAAAAAGACAACGCGGAAGCCTGCGACACGAAAAACCACCGCGACGCAGAAGGCGAAACGCGGTTAACGACTGACCCCGTCAGCGGGCGGCGTGCGCGGTGTTCCGGTTTGACTCCGTGACCGTTTACACCGCGCACCCACCGCCCGATTTTTTTCAGGAGTGAACCCCATGAGTATGGTTGCCAGAACCAACCCCGGACCCGCAGAGGACGACATCACCGATACCGATGATGGTGATACCCGTATTTCAGCGGGTGCATTCTGGCCGGATATTGTGCTGCGCGAGCTGCGTCTGGCGGTACGACTGCCGGGCCGCGTGACCACCTCCCGCCTGCTGCATACTGCCACCGGAGCTGTGGCACACGTTACCCGCGAGCTGGAAGCGTGGCAGCAGGAACAGCAGGCGGCTGGCCATCAGACGCTGGCCGATGTTCCGGCACCCGTAATTAACGGAGAAAGCGTCAATCTCTGGCACTGGCGCAATGCGGTTTACACCGCCACACGCGCCCTGATTCTGGAGCGTTACCGCGATGCGGACACAACGGACAAGGGCGACCGCCGGGCGGACGCACTGGATATACAGACATCGGATTTGTGGCGCGATGTGAGCTGGGCCATCTCTGACATTCTGTGCCGCCCGCGAATCTTTGCGGAGTTGTGCTGATGAAAGTGAAGGCACTGGAAGGCGACACCGTGGATTCGCTCTGTTTCCGGTACTACGGCACGACGCAGGGCGTCACCGAAAAGGTGCTGGATGCCAACCCCGGACTCTGTCAGCAGGTATTTCTGGACGCCGGGCAGGAAGTGGAGATGCCGGAGCCGGAGAAGAAGAAACGAGAAATGATTCAGTTGTGGGGGGAGTAGCAGTGAGCACCATTCAAACAGGGATCACAGAGCAGGTTATTGCGTGGCTCTTTGACCACCTGCCAACGGTGTATGCAGTAGGCGCGGCGGTCAGCATTTCCGCGCTGATGAGTCTTTATGACGGACGAACACTGGTTCAGACCGTAACGGGATCGCTGGCGTGCGGCGTTCTTGCCATGGCCGTGGCCGGGTCGTTGCGCTTCTTCGGGTTTCCTGAAGATGCCGTGACGTTTATCGGCGCATCAATCGGTTTTATGGGCGCAGAGAAAGCACGCGACAAGGTTATTGCGGCCTTTAATCGCAGGGTGAAGGAGAAGGACGAATGAGCAACACATTTAAATTCAGCAGCCGGAGCGAAAAGAATTTGCAGGGCGTAAATCCTGATCTGGTGAAAGTGACCCGACGGGCACTGGAAATTTCGGAAGTGGATTTTGGTATCACCGAAGGGTTGCGCAGCCGTTACCGCCAGAAGCAACTGGTGGCCACGGGTAAGAGCCAGACCATGAACAGCCGCCACCTTACGGGACATGCCGTGGATGTTGTGGCTTATATCGGCAGCCAGGTGTCATGGGAATGGCCGCTGTACGAAAAAATCGCAGCAGCATTCAGACAGGCCAGCCGGGAACTGAATATTCCGGTGGAATGGGGCGGCGACTGGAAGACCCTGAAAGACGGACCGCATTTTCAGTTACCACACGGAGCCTATCCGGCATGAAGCTCTGGCCCACGCTGGGTGTCGCTTTCCTTCTGATTGCCGCATGGGGAACATCCATGCGCCTGTCGTGGTCGCTGGGCCGGGAGAACGCCAGAAACGAAGCGCAGGCCAGCGCCCTGAAAAGTACCGTCGACACCCTGAATATCATCAGCACCGGGGTGCAGGATATGCAGCAGGTGCTGGCGCAACTCCGCGTGGAAAATCAACAGCGAAATCAGGACGGAGAGGCCAGACGTGAACAGCTACGCAACGATATTGCAAAAGATGAATGCGCCCACGCTTTGCCTGACGCTCGTTTTACTGACAGGTTGCGCAGGCACGCAGAACGCGCCACTGCCAGCGCCGTCAGTCCGGCTTATACCGCAGACGCTGACCATACCGGTAACGCCTCCCCCCTTCCCTGATACTCCCACATGGGGAAATCTCGGTATATGGGGCGACCGCCTTCTGGATGCACTGGAAACCTGTAACGCGGATAAACGGGCCATTGAATTACTGGAACAGCGCAGGCTGCAACGACTGAACAACGAGGATAACAACCATGCTGAAAACTGATTCCCTGCGTGAAGCCATGACCCGTTCATGCCGATGGTGTCAGGCCAACCCGGAAAAATTCACCATTTTCGTGGAAAGCGGCAACATTGAAACGACCGGAGAAACGCCCTCGTTTGTTTACCGCTATCAGATGGTGATGTTTGTCATGGATTACGCCGGGGAGCTGGACGACCTCACGCTGCCGCTACTGGCGTGGTTATCCGAAAATCAGCCACAGTTGTTGCTCAATCCGGAGCGTAATCAGGACATCAAATTCTCCGCCGTTATCAATGACGATGACAGCGCCGATCTCCTGTTTACGCTCCCCCTGCGGGAACGCGTTCGCATCACGCGCAGCAGTCAGGGCACACCGCAGGCAGAACACCTGCCTGAGCCAAAACCCCGCCTGCCATCTTCCGAAGGCGACTGGTCGCATGTATTCCAGGATGTGACGTGGGGTGAAAGCGATGGATAAGGCATTCACCCGCGTGGATGAAACCTTTGATGCCATCCGCGACAGCCTGAATCAGCAGGCCATCAATAACATCGCCAGAAAGCTGGCACAGGATTTACGCCGCGCCCAGCAGGCGCGTATCCGGTCACAGAAAGCGCCGGACGGGACCGCGTGGACACCACGCAGACGCCGCGTAACCCGGATACAGGAACGCATTCGCTTTATCTGGAATAACGAAGCACGCACGCTGAAAAACTGGCATCACGACACGGGGAAATACGGGCGAACCATTACCGGGTGGGATGAGGATAAAAACAATATCCGCACGTTTTACCGGGATGACATCGACCGTTTTCTGGAAATACGCACCCGGCGCATCAACCAGGACAGCACAAAGCGCGTCCCCATGTTCGTAAAACTGCGCACCGCCCGCTACCTGAAAGCCCGTGCAGATGCTTCCGGTGTGACGGTGGGTTACAGCGGCGTGGCCGCACGTATTGCCCGCGTTCATCAGTTCGGTGAGCGCGATCAGGTTGCGCCGGGCATTTTCACCGATTACCCGGTACGTGAGCTGTTGGGTATCAGCCAGGCAGATGAGCGCCTGATTTATAACACGGTGCTGGGCCGGATTGCGGAGGCTGTACGGTGAGCGCAGAACTCATGCGACTGCTGAGCAACATCATCCGTACCGGGATCATCTCTGAAGTTGATGAGGAATCCTGGTGCGTGCGCGTTCGCAGCGGCGAACTGGAAACAGGCTGGCTGCGCTGGAACACCACGCGCGCGGGAGCCTTCAATGTGTGGCTGCCGCCATCACCAGGCGAACAGGTGGTAATTGCCTGCATTGGCGGCAACCCGGAAACCGCCATGATAATTGGCAGCCTGTGGAGTGATGCCAGTCCGGCCCCCGGCAAAAGCCTGAACGAAATCGTGATCAGCGCGCCGGACGGCGCGGTGTTCCGCTACGACGTGGACGCAGGCGCACTGAGCGCCAGCGGCATGAAAACGGCCACTTTACAGGCATCCGTCAGCGTGAAACTGGATACGCCCGTCGTGGAATGCACAAACCTTCTGAGAACGGCGACGCTTGACGTCATAAAAGGAGGAAAGATGAGCGGCAATATCACGCACAGCGGCGGCAACTTCACCTCAAACGGCATTACCGTGCATACGCATAAACACGGTGGCGTGAAAGGCGGCAGCGATTCGACAGGAGGCCCGCAGTGACAACCCGCTACACAGGAATGAATCCGGACGGGACGGGAAACCTGAACGATATGGAGCACCTGAAACAGTCAGTCAGGGATATCCTGACCACCCCGCTGGCAAGCCGGGTTATGCGACGGGAATATGGCAGCCTTGTGCCTGATTTGATTGACGAACCCATGAATAACACCACGCGTCTGCAATGCATGAGTGCTGCCGTGATTGCACTGACACGATGGGAACCCCGCATTGCCCTGGATGCCATCGACGTTGTCTGGAAGGCAGGAGGCCGCGCCGGGGTGACGCTGTCGGGCACTGTCATGCAGACCATGCAGAATGTTGAATTAACCATCACGCTGAGAGAGTAAATCATGCCTGCTGTTGACCTTTCCCAGTTACCGGACCCCGCCATTATCGCGGAGCCTGATTTTGAGGCAATTCTGGCTGACACAAAGGCCATGATGATTGCGGCTTATCCCGCCGAACAGCGTGAAGCCGTCTCCGCCGCGCTGGAGCTGGAATCGGAACCCCTGAACGTTATCGCCCAGATAACAGCGTTTCGTGAAATGCTGTTACGCCAGCGGGTCAATGAGGGGGCACGGGCCTGCATGTTAAGCCACAGCACCGGGACAGACCTGGACAACCTCGCGGGCAATATGAACACAAAGCGCCTGACCATCACTCCGGCAACGGATACCACCGACGCGGTGATGGAGAGTGACACCTCACTGAGACTGCGGGCGCAGCGGGCGTACGACGGCCTGAGTGTTGCTGGCCCGTCAGGTGCATACGAGTATTTTGCCCGCAGCGCCAGCGGTCTGGTGCGTGATGCGCGGGCCATCAGCCCGTCTCCGGCAAATGTGACGGTTTCCATCCTGTCCACTGAAGGCGACGGCACAGCAACGGAGGCGTTGCTTAATACCGTTCGCGCCGTTCTGAATGCAGAGGATACCCGTCCGGTGGCCGACCGCCTGACCGTACAGAGTGCCAGAATCGTGACATGGCGGCTGAATGCAAAACTGTACTTTTACCCCGGCCCGGAATCCGAACCTATTCTGGCTGCGGCGGAATCGTCGTTCAGGAAGTGGCTGGCTGAGCAGGGGCTTATCGGTCAGGACGTGGCGTTGTCCGCCATTGCTGCCGCACTGCATGTGCACGGTGTGCAACGCGTGGAGATAATCGAACCCACACAGAATATGGCCATCAGCGACATACAGGCGGCGCGCTGTGAGTCGTTCACCATCAGCGAAGGTGGGCGCAATGAGTAATTCGCTGTTACCACCATCAGCCAGCAATTTCATGCGTTGTGCCGAAGCCGTCGGAACGCGCATTACAGACATTCCGGTAGACCTCAACACGCTGTGGTCGCCGGACACATGCCCGGTGCATCTGCTGCCTTATCTCGCCTGGGCATTTTCCGTTGACCGCTGGGATCGCAACTGGCCGGAAGAGACAAAGCGACAGGTTATTCGTGATGCATGGCTGATACACCGACACAAAGGGACCATCAGCGTACTGCGCCGGGCCATTGAGCCGCTGGGATACCTCATTCGTGTGTCTGAGTGGTGGGAGTTCGGCGGAGAACCGGGAACATTTACCGTTGAAGTCGGCACGCTGGACAGTGGCGTGACGGAGGAAATGTATCTGGAAATGGAGCGGTTGATTGCTGATGCCCGCCCGGTCAGCCGCCACATGACAGGGCTGAATATCATTCAGGAGATCCCGGGAGATATTTTCGCAGCGGCAGCAACTTACGACGGTGAAGTCATTACCATCTATCCGGACGATTAAGCATGAGTACCACAACACGAAAATTTAAAACCATTATCACCGATACGGGTGCCAAAAAATTAGCGCAGGCAGCCGCACCAGATGGTAAACCCGTCCGCCTGACACATATGGCCGTGGGTGACGGCGGCGGTACTTTACCCACGCCAGACAGTAAGCAGACCCGTCTTGTGCGTGAGGTGTGGCGACATACCGTTAATCGCGTCTTCCTGGACGCAACACATCAGAACCGCATTATTGCGGAGCTGGCTATTCCTCCAGAAACGGGCGGATTCTGGATCCGGGAAATTGGTGTGTTTGATGAGCACGGCGATTTAATCGCGGTAGGCAATACTGCCGAAAGTTACAAGCCAGCCGTTGCCGAAGGGTCCGGTCGTGCACAGACATTTCGCACCATTCTGACCGTATCCAGCACTGCCACCGTGGCACTTACCGTGGATAACACCATGGTGATGGCCACAGTGGATTACGTGGATGACAAACTGAAAGAGCATGAACAGTCACGACGTCACCCGGACGCCTCGCTGACCGCAAAAGGCTTTGTTCAACTCAGTAGCGCCACTAACAGCGTGTCTGAAACACAAGCTGCAACGCCGAAAGCAGTAAAGGACGCGTATGACCTTGCTAACGGGAAATATACTGCGCAGGATGCCAGCACGACGCGAAAAGGCCTTGTTCAGCTCAGTAGCGCCACCAATAGCGATTCTGAAACGCTGGCGGCAACGCCAAAGGCGGTAAAGGCAGCATATGACCTTGCTAACGGGAAATATACCGCACAGGACGCTACCACAGAGCGAAAAGGTCTTGTCCAGCTAAGTAGTGCCACCAACAGCGATTCTGAAACGCTGGCGGCAACGCCAAAGGCGGTAAAGGCAGCATATGACCTTGCTAATGGCAAATACACCGCACAGGATGCAACAACAGCACAAAAAGGGATAGTCCAGCTTACTAGTGCAACCAACAGCACGTCTGAAACGCTTGCCGCGACTCCGAAAGCGGTGAAAGCTGCTAATGACAATGCAAACGGGCGTGTGCCCTCTGGACGTAAGGTTAATGGCAAACCACTGACCAATGATGTCAATGTTACATCACAGGATATTTTTAACGATCAGAGTATTGAGATTGGTGCAAACCAGAATCTGGATAATTACAAAACGCCGGGGCTGTACCATCAGCCTGCGAATGCCAATACAAGTGCAGCGCTGAAATACCCAGAGAATCTTGCCGGTACACTGGTTGTGCTTAAAAGTGCCGGGATAACACAGATTTACTATGTGTATAACACATCCAGAAGCTATACCCGCAGCCAGTACTCAACGGGTGACTGGACAGCATGGACGCCGCAGGATTCATTTCCTGTAGGTGCGGCGATTCCGTGGCCTTCTGATTCAGTGCCTACAGGCTATGCCGTTATGCAGGGGCAGACTTTTGATAAAACAACCTATCCCCTGCTTGCAGCAGCTTATCCCTCTGGTGTACTCCCCGATATGCGTGGCTGGACAATCAAGGGCAAGCCCGCAAGTGGTCGAGCCGTATTGTCTCAGGAACAGGATGGCATTAAATCGCACACCCACAGTGCCAGCGCATCCAGTACGGATTTGGGTACGAAAACCACATCGTCGTTTGATTACGGTACTAAATCAACGAATAACACAGGTGCACATACCCACAATGTATCTGGTACTGCAAATAGTGCTGGCGCACATACTCATACCGTTCCATTAAGGAGACCAAACAGTGGAGGTATGAATTTCGACTGGCTTGATGGTGCATCAAGTGGCACGGTCGTGGGGAATGGAACAGTGCCTTCTTCTGGTGCACACACCCACTCAGTATCAGGCACTGCTGCAAGTGCAGGGGCGCATGCACATACAGTTGGTATTGGCGCTCATACGCACTCTGTTGCGATTGGTTCACATGGACATACCATCACCGTTAACGCTGCTGGTAACGCGGAAAACACCGTTAAAAACATCGCATTTAATTATATTGTGAGGCTTGCATAATGGCATTCAGAATGAGTGAACAATCACGTACTGTAAAAATTTATAACCTGCTGGCCGGAACTAATGAGTTTATTGGTGAAGGTGACGCATATATTCCACCTCATACAGGGCTGCCAGCTAATTCTACAGATATCGCCCCACCGGAAATTCCTGCTGGCTTTGTGGCAGTTTTTAACAGTGAAAATGAATCGTGGAATATTGTTGAAGACCATCGTGGTAAAACGGTCTATGACGTGGCCTCGGGGGACGCGTTGTTTATTTCTGAACCCGGACCGCTACCAGAGAATGTCACCTGGTTGTCGCCAGCAGGGGAGTATCAGAAGTGGGACGGCGTATCCTGGGTGAAGGATGAGGAAGCAGAAAAACTGTTTCGGATACGGGAAGCGGAAGAGAAAAAGGCAAGGTTGATCCAGGAGGCAACAGATAACATCGCAATTCTGCAGGATGCCGTTAATCTTGAAATAGCAACAAACGAGGAAAATTCACAACTGGATTCCTGGAGAAAATACAGAGTATTAGTGAGTCGAATTGACACCAGTACAGCTCCGGATATCGTATGGCCAGAGCTGATGAATCAGGGTTATGTGCGGGAGGACGAGCAGATAACTTCAGACTGAAATTTAGTGATGAATGTTGAATCATCAGGAATATCATGCAATACCAATGCATGAGCACCTATTGTGACATTGTTTCCTATACGCACTTTGCCACCAAGAATGGTGGCATTACAACCAATGGTCACATTATGTCCTATAACAATATCCATATCATTAAAATCACCACGTAGCCCAATAGTTACCCCTGGTTTTATTGAACAATTTTCACCGATGGTTACTTTGTGACCGATAACAACACTATTGAGATAAGAAATATCAAAGCCTTTCCCTATATTTACAGTTAAAGGGACTGTTACATTATATTTATCAAGAATGAAACGTTCTATTTTCCCCGCAATCTTCCGACAGTATCCGCCTTTATCAAAAAGGTATTTGGCTATGCGCCACCAAAATAAATAACGAACTCTTCTATGTTTTATTGCGCGAACAATTGCCTTTCGCCAGGAGAAAGGACGCTCGCTACCGATTACTTCATAGTGAATACAGTCTTTAAGTTCATTAATATTCATATCTCTATTATTTAGCATAAGATAATCATGTGACCAATTATTGTAATAATTTTAATGGTATGTTTCTACTGGCTATCCAGCGCGTCTGATATCCGGTAACAAATCGTTAACACTGGTGCAATCAAATGGTGAGTGTTAAGACTGGCCACTCATTACCAGGTATGAGGGTATGAGTGGCCAGCATTAAATCAGAACAGCCCTTTAACTGAACTGGCCGCGCTGTTAAGGGATGATGTCACTTTATCTTTGAAGCCGGACAGCATATCGCTGAACGATGAGGATTGCAGGCGCTCCCGCAAATCCTCATCACAGCGTTCAAGGGTCAGTGAAAATTCTATCTTTTTCGCCTTACCGTAGCGATCAAACTCGGAACGGGTCGTATTCGTTCCGGTCAGGACATACATGCCGTAAATCTGCCCGACGCCATCAATCAAAGGCCAGGGTCGTCCTGTATACGCCTGCGTGGTCAGCAGCGACAGCGACACTTCGCCACCTGTAATTTCAGGATAAAGCACACCAGAAAGAACGATGCGATCATCACCTGCACCGATATACTGCCAGCTTGCTGAACGGTTAACGCGCTCATTTTTCACATGCCGCCAGCTTTTGTTTTGCTGTAACTGCTGATGCGGCAGCGTGCGCAGCTCAAAAACAAACATGCCGTAGATCATCATCATGGCCATGACTCCTCAATCTTTATCGTAAAAACTGCCACGCCCGGCACGGGCGCGCCGTTCCATTTCTGCCCTGACCATTTCACCGACCAGTTTCGCCAGTTCGCGGGGATTCTGTGTAACAACGTTATGCAGATGAACATGAATTTCACCGCCAAATCCGGAGGCAACAGGCTCACGGTTACGGGAAGTTGCAGGAACTGATGCCACTGGCGATCGTATGGCCTCCGCCACCGGGCGGGAGCTGGCCGCAACAACAGGGACCAGCGCCGGAGGCAGCGGAGCCGGAACCACGGGTGTGATATTAATTGCGGGGGCAGGCTTACTGACCTGCGCAATCTTCCGCTCCTGCCACTCCCCACGAACAGCAAGTGCGCGGGGCAGGTTCTTAAAGACAATATCGCCGGGGCCAATGCGTTTTTTCGTCACATCAACCAGCTTACCTGTGTTATCAGCAATTTTGCTGAGTCTGCGTAGCGTACCGGTATTGCTGTCTGTGAGCGGTTTGTTGTCTTTGGGGTTATCACCTCCGGTGCCATTGCCATTTTCCACAGGCTTCGGCGGATTGATTTTCGCCAGGTCCCCCTGAAGCAAGGCAACCTTGTCCTGAAGAATGGCCGCACGCTGTGCGTCTTCGATTTTCTTTCTCGCCCTTTCCGCTTCATCCGGAAGAACACCGAGTTTTTCAAGTATCCACGCCAGCGTATCCAGCAACATTTTTGCAGGCGTCAGAACAAGCTGTAACGCGCCACCAAGAACGTTACCGAATATCTCGCCAGCACTGGTACATTTATCCAGCGTTTCCTTGCTGGACTCCATCGGTGACAGCAGCGATTTAAACCAGTTAAACACCTGGCTGATCCCGCTTCCGATTGCGTCAAAAACAGGGCCAAACCGTTCAAAGGTTTCACGCAACGGGTTCAGCCTTTCCATAATCCCGCTGAACACCCCGGCAAAAAATGCCCTGATGGGATCCCAGTATTTCCAGATAAGAACGGCAGCTCCGGCAAGCGCAGCCACGATAAGACCAACCGGACTGAACAGCGCCCCGATAGCGCCTCCCAGCAAAGAAACGGAACCCGTCAGCATTCCCCACAGCGCAGGCAACACCCTGACGACATTCATTGACCGGGTAAGAATGTCAAAACCAAGACGCAGGGTGGCCAGCTTTCCGTAAAGCACCCCAATAACCAGCGACAACGAGCCAATCGTTGCAGTCATTGCCAGCAACGCACCGCCTGCTATCAGTAGCTGGCGTGTCAGTACCGGATGGGCCTGCGCCAGCGAGGTGATTTTTTCAAGCACCCGCGTGAGCCACTGCGTGACAGAACGCAGCGGACCGTCAACCAGATCACTGATGCGAATACGAAGACCTTCCCATGCGCTGTCGAGATTTTTCAGGTCCCCATCAAGATTATCGGCCATTACTTTTGCAACGCGATCGGCCTCTCCCCTTGCCCCCTGCAATTCTCTGGTCAGTTTTTGCAGCTCTCCTGAACCAGCCGCCGCAACAAGCGTCTGCAAACCAACGAACGCCTCTTCTCCGGCGATGTCCTTGAAAAAGGAGACCTGGTCCACCTGTCCGTATTTTTGTGTCGCCTTATAGAGATCAAGCAGCACATCCTCCATCGGGCGCATTTTGCCTCTGGCGTCAGCAACTGACACCCCCAGCTCTTTCAGTGCATCAGCCGCAGCTTTTGGCGGTGATGCAAGGCGGGACAGACTTGCGCGCATGGCCGTGCCAGCATCGCTTCCGCGAAGACCATTATTGGCAAGCATCCCGGCCATGGCCGCCGCTTCTTCAAGACTGATACCAAGTTTTGCGGCAACCGGACCGGTATACTTCATGGTTTCGCCCAGCGCGCGTAAATCAGTATTGGTCCGGGTAAATGCTGCTGTCAGCGTATCGCCCACCCGGTCCATTTGATCGGCTGTCAGGTTGAACTGTGTGAGGATATTGGAGCCTATATCCGCCGTCTCGCCGAGTTCGACGCCACCTGCCAGCGCCATATTAAGAACACCGGGCAATGCGGCCTGAATGGCCTGCGGAGTAAAACCAGCCATTGCCAGAAAGCTCTGCCCACTGGCGGCATCACTCGCAGTAAACTGTGTTTCAGAGCCAAGTTTTAACGCCTGCTCACGCAGCGCCTTAAACTGCGGGCTGTTTTTGTCGATTCGCGTCAGTGCCTGAACGCGGGACATCTCTTTGCCGAACCCGATCGCAGGCTGCAAAAAACGCCCGGCAGCATAGCCGCCCGCCGCTGCCGCACCAATTGCCAGCGCACCACCTGTTTTCAGTTTTCCCGCGGTTTCCTGCGCGCGCGAATACCGCTCACGCGCCCGCGTTACACGCGCAAGCGCCTGCCGTTCGCGTTCAAGCTGGTTGTTGTACTGTTCGGTGCGTCTGATGGCCTGCTGGATGGTGTTATCGCTGCCTGTCAGGGAAATGCCGTGGCGTTTCAGCTCTCCGCCAAGCTCCCGCATTTTCTGAATTTCCCGTGTGCGCGATTCATTCAGGCGTTCAAGCCGGGTGCTTAACTGCTGCATCAGCTTTTGTTGTTTTTCGCTGAGCACTGTACCCGTGCGTTGTAACTGATTAAGGGCGTTAAGCTGGCGTCGTGCTTTCACGATACCCGCATCCGCTTTACTGACAGCGTCGCGGGCGCGCTCAAATGATCGCGCCTGACGCTCGAGATTTTTGATCGCCCCCTGCGTTCGCTGGATGGAGTCACCAAACTGCCCCATCAGGCGGCGGGCGTTTTCGGCAGGCCGGGTCAGCCTGTCAACGGCGCTGAAAGCGACCCGGATATCAAGAGTCTTCATTGTCTGCATTCCCGCTGCGAAGTGCCGCCCGCTCACGCCAGCTAACCACTTCGCCGGGCGTCATCATGAAGATTTCGGCGGGCGACCAGTTAAAAATGGCGGCAATATCCGCCACAAAGTCTTCTATGTGCTCAAAGCACACAACCGTGATCAGGCTTCCGTCGCCTGTTCGTTCTTCCCGCCAGAGTCCGCACCGCTCAAAAAATTTACGGCAACCACACATAACTGAATAAAATCACGGGATGCCATTTTTTTGATCGTCACTTCATCCAGTCGCGGTGATGTCACGCGTGACAGCAGCGTAAACATGGATTCCGCTTTCAGATTCAGCACATCAGACAGCGATAAATCTCGCAGAGATCCAGCCTGCTCAATAGCCCCGGTGATCTCCACATACGTGATTTTTTCGCCGCCTCGCTCAATTGGTTGGGTAAGTTTTACGCCACGCTCACTGGTTTCTTTCACAGTGTCAGCAACGACCGTGTTTTCGGTATCGATGTTTTTCGTCTCTTTCATCAGGAAACTCCTTTCAGTCAGAGGCGACGCACTGCGCCGCCTGCATATTACTTATCAGCCAAGCCCGAGCGCGGAACGGATGCGATCGGGCACAATGTCCTTGCCGTCCTTCCGGTAAATGAAGTTCAGCAGGTCAATCTCCCACAACGGGCGATCGTTAACACTCAGCTTGTAGTAGGTGTTTTTAATGGCGTAAGTGTGTGATGTGGCTTCGCCCTGTTTGGCTTCCCCCATATCAATTTCCGTCACACGTCCGCGCATTTCGACTTCATACAGGTCGCTTTCTGCATCGGTGTAGTATTCACCCGCAAAACGCAGCAGCGTGCCGTCAATCGTGCCGCCATACTTAAGGAACAGCTCACGAACTGCGCCCCCCATGACAAAGCTCGCATCAAGCGCGGAGTCGTCCAGACCGAGATCAATACTTACCGCACCCATCATGCCACCACCCCGGTAGCTGTCGGTTTTGCGCGTCAGCTTAGGCAGAGTGACGGACGTCACCTTACCCACTTCGTTTTCACCATCCACAAACAGCGTAAAAAAGCGAAGATGTTTTGGTACAGCCATCAGGCACCTCCCAGCACCGCAAATGCGGGACCAAAGAATTCATCAGTAAACGACTGGTAAAGCTCCATGTCTTCCAACGGGGGAACAGGCGTATATTTGTAGCGAATACGCACGCGCCCCTGACGTAAATTCGTGGTGCTGTTATCCACGATGTCATACCAGCACTCCGCGCCAATCAGTTTCCCGGCAGTAACCAGTGAATCCAGTTTTGCCCTGATGGCACTGATAACATCTTTCACGTTCGCAGGCGTCAGTGGACTGTCGATGGTTTCAAACTGCGCTTCCGCAATTGAATCAGCCAGCACCTGTGCGGTTCGGGTATACACCTCAAAGATGTAGGCGTTCGTTTCCGGTGTGCGGTTGCCCCAGAAGCGGAACCCGTTGCGACGAATAATGGTCGTGATTTCTTTGTTGTTGAGGCTGTTGGCATCACTGTCTTCGGCCTGCAACGACCAAAACACATGCCTGGACATCCCCAGCACATTTTTAACCGGAACGTTGGACAGCGATTTGTGCCAGCCCTGCTCATGGTCAATGTACGCACGAAGGCCGCACGCATAGGCAGGCGCGGGGAACGTTTCGTTTTTGCCACTTTTCGGGTTGTAGGCGATGAAGTCCGGCCATAAGAGCATCACCTCACGCTCGTTGAATTTCTGGCGGTAGGTAATCGCCTCAGCCATCGTGTTGCAGCCGTGACATGAGGCATACACAAACGCGCGCAGTTTACCCGCAATCACGCACAGGGATTTTGTTACCGCCTCCGTGTCCAGCTCCGGCGCGGCCAGAATACGCGGACGGTATCCGATGCTTTCATCCTGCTCTGCAACAAGCAGCGCATACATCCCCGTATAGCTGCCGTCATCCTCAGAACCACCGATAACCAGTTGATCCTGCGTCTTTCCGTCTTCTTCTTTGTGTTCAGCCACGCGAACGACGATCACCTTTGTGCTCACCTGGTCTGCGATGGCCTTAAGCGCACGATACAGCGTCCCCGTTGTTCCGCATTTTCCCAGCACGTCATTGACGCGGGTCAGCAGTGTGGGCTTGTTCAGCGGGAACAGCTCCGCATCCGCATCATCCGCCGTTGCCACGATACCGATAACACTGGAATCAACATCATTAATCGCTGTTACCAGGTCGGTACTTTCCGTAACACGGGCACCATGAAAACGAGTTTCACTCATAGCTTCAGCCCCTTGTATCCGTTAAATGATTCAGCAACAATCATCACCCACCACGCGCGTAATCTCACCCCTGCGCTATTCTCCCGCCACGGCGACAACAAAAAGCAGTAACCCACTCCGCACGCACATGCGACCATGCCGCACAGGGAGGGAACAGATGACCGACACCACCATGCAATTGCTCAGTCAGGGCACAGACCCCGTGAAAATGCCGGATTTTGATATTCTCGCGGAGGGTAAAACGCTGTCCGGCGTGGCAGAGCGCCTGATGAGCCTGTCGCTGACCGACAACCGGGGATTTGAGGCGGACCAGCTCACCATCACGCTGGATGATGCCGATGGCCAGTTGCAGCTACCGCCACGGGGCGCGCGTCTGACGGTTCTCATTGGCTGGAAAGGGGAACCGCTGACAGAAAAAGGCACTTACATTGTTGATGAAATCGCTCACGAAGGACCGCCGGACAGGCTGACTGTTTCAGCCAGAAGCGCAGATTTTCGGGATGAATTTAACGTTAAACGTGAGGTGTCCTGGCATGATGTGACCGTTGAGCGTGTGGTATCCGCCATCGCTCATCGGTACGGTCTGAAACCACAAATCAGCGAAATGCTGATGGATATCGAAATCGACCACGCCGACCAGACCGAAGAAAGCGACATGTCCTTTCTTACGCGCATGGCGGAAATGCTGGGCGCAATCACCACGGTAAAAAGCGGTAATCTGTTATTCATTATGCCAGGCGGTGGCGTGAACGCACAGGGCCAGCCGTTGCCATCGTTCGCCATCACGCGCAGCAGTGGCGATCGCCATCAGTTCCGCATTGCTGACCGCGAAGCGTATACGGGGGTACGCGCTTACTGGCTTGATCTTAATTACGGGAAAAAGAAAAAAGTCAGCGTGAAACGCCGCAAACCGCCAAAACCCAAAAAGGAGAAAAGCAGCAGCCGTGAAGGTGATTATATGGAAGGTGCGGAAGGCAATGTGTTTGTGTTACGCAAGACTTATCAGAACGAGCAGGCAGCAAGACGCGCAGCGGCGGCAAAGTGGCAGCAGCTACAACGCGGAGCCGCATCATTCTCCATCACACTGGCACGTGGACGCGCAGAACTCTACCCCGAAATGCATGGCACGGTAACAGGATTTAAAAGCGAGATTGATAATCAGGACTGGATTATTGCAAAAGCCGAGCACACCATTGATAACAGTGGCTTTACCACACAGCTTGAGCTTGAGGCAAAAATCCCGGAATGGATAGCGGAAACAGAGTGAGGAACTTAGAATAGCGACAGCACCACGTTAAGGGAGGTCGCTATGTTCCGTTGTCCGCTTTGTGGCGCATCTGCCCGTATCCGCACCAGTCGTCCGGAAAATGATTCAAACACCGTGCGGCAAAAGTATTACCAGTGTAACAATCTGGAATGCGGCGTATGCTTCTCAACACTGGAAGCTTTCCATAAATTCACATCAAAACACGCCTCCGGCGTTCACTCTTCAGAAGGTATCCCGTGGCATGAGCTGCCAGCTTCACACAGGGGAAACAATCAGATGAGTTTGCCTTTATCTCAGAATTAACAGGCAGAATTGCCGGAGTAACAAAAAAGCGATAGATTACGCGCGGGTGCCTTTCGGCTGATGGTCGGAGGGAATACCCGAAGGCCAGATGTGGAAAGGCCCCGGAAAACATTTCTGTTTAACCGAGGCCCTAACCGTCTAACCTTAGCAAGTGATAGGTTAGCGCCTCTCCAACAAAGGAGCAAGCGCTATGTCGCAAAAATCGCTTACGGCCATCACGTTCTGCGTGACGGTAATCCTCATCATCTGGATGCTGCACGGTTCGCTGTGTGAAATACGGATGAGCTTCTGGGGAGCGGAGTTTGCGGCGTTCTTACAGTGTAAGCAGTAA